GTACGCGACGATTGATATGTCAGATGCTTCCGACAGAGTAGCATTCTTGCTGGTATACCTTTTATTTTCTGGTCTACCAGAGTTACAGAAGATACTCGCAGCTTTGTCCACAAGATATGTGGATTTTGATACAAAGCTGTGTGACGCAGGACCCACGTCTATGGAGTTGCAGAAATTCGCACCCATGGGTTCAGGCCTCTGCTTCCCCGTTATGGCAGTAACGCATTTTGCGCTTATAACTGCCATAATAAGGGAGTCCTCAATACCGAATAGATTCAAATTAAGTAAGGAAGTGTATGTCTACGGGGATGACATAGTTATACCCGTCGAGTGTATACCAGCGATTTACGACTGGCTCCCGATGTTTGGGATGAAGCTCAATATTGATAAGAGCTTCTATACGTCACACTTCCGCGAATCTTGCGGCGTCCACGCCTTTTATGGCGTAGACGTTACCCCGGTATACTTTCAAAGTATAATAACTAAGCATTCACGTGCAGATGATCTTTTATCTGCTATTGCGAAAGAACATCTCTGCCATCAAAAAGGCCTAGATGCGACAGCGCAACTGATACGTAAAGAGGTTATCCGGAGATTTGGAGATCTCCCCTTTGTAGGAGAAACCTCTCCACTTCTTGGTTTCAAGAGAGGTGGACGAACTGATTTGACATCTTTCCTAAAGACTGTCAATCCTAAGGTTCGGCGTAAAACCATCCCGCCGTCAGCAACGAGGACGCTGCTGGGTTGTATCTGCAGTCAACCCCAACAGGTAATAAGCTCCAGCATTAACTTGCCAAAGTGTACACCCTGGGGTGCGCGTAAGGATCCCAACCAATTGGAATACCGTGTAAGAATTGTGGAACCTCTTCAAGAGGATCTTAAACTCCCAACGGAAGACCGAGCTTACTTTCGTAAGCAGATTGAGGATACACGCGATGCAGCAGACGTGAAAGACTTCTGTGAGCGATTAACTATCAAACACAGATGGGTCCCGGAGTCAGCACTTTGATCCAACGAGTGCAAATTCATGGAACCTGGTTAGGGG